TCTATAACTTCTTTAGCTACTTGTACACCTTCACCTAAAATACCCGCTTGATCACTGAACACACGATAAGCTGTTGATTCGAAATATTCCCTCATAGATAATTCAGTTTGAGCTGTTGCATAAGCAATTAAGAATTCGATTTGAATCTTTAACATCTGTTCTCTAGATACATACATTTTCGTGTTATACTTCTTTAATTCTTCATTTGCTCTATCGCTAAAGTCCTTGTTTTCGACCAATCTTTTTGCTTCTTCTTGAAACGCTTTTACATCGAACTCATCAATAATCTTTTGTGCTTCTTGTAATGTAACGCCTGCAAAATCTCCGTACTTAACAATAAACGCATTGATTTCTTTTTCAATGCGCTTAATCATCATATTCAATATACGTTCTATTTCTTCAGCTTTAGTTTTATCACGCTTCAACTCATTCTCGATTGCTTTGCGTCCGCGTTCTTCCCAATATTCTTGAGTGTTTTTGTTAGGCAATTACAATCATTCCTTTTTATCAACAGTATCTTTTGTATCATCATCTTGTTCGTCATCATTGATGTCTCTAGGGTCTTTATAAATACCTTTTTGAGCTTTTTTAATAGATTCTTTCTCATCTTCTTCTATTTTCTTGACTTCCAATTCAGGGTCTTGGAAGAACGAGAATAGAGACATTAAAGTTGTTTGGCTAATCTTCCCGCCAGAATCAATATAAGCTTTTAATTCTTCGATTAATGATTTAGGTAAGTTTCTGTTGTATACGTATCTAACAGTATTGAAATCTTTGTTAGCGTCAATCGACCGTGTATTTTTAAGTATTGTCTCTAACAACTTAGCACGACGTCTTAACCCTTTAGTGAACAATCCTTCTTTAGTTTTAGTACGTTGTTCTAATCCGAATAATTTGTATTTCATTGCCTCGCCCGATTGAGTGCCACTAAAGTTATCATCTTTCATGTTAGGCGTGTTGGTAAACATGTGTATATCACTGTTCAAACGGTCTTTATAAGCTTCGGTACCTTGTACATCGTATTGTTTATAAATATAACCGCCGTCAACTGAACCTTCTGTTTCGATACCTGTATCCCTATTCTCATAAACGGTTGGCTCTAAAAATAACACGTTAGCTTCCTTTTGTTTTCTAACTTCTACAGGATCTAAATTTAAATTACCTTTAATAAGTAACATAGCGTCATTTAAATCACTCATATAGTTAGCAGTATCTGATTCAGCATTATCATACAAATCAATTAAAGTGATTACTTTCTCATAATCCCCTTTTCTTCTTTCGTTGTTGCTAAATTCTGTAATAGGCATACGTTCGAAAGAGTGTGATTCAAAACCGTTTTCACGTGGTGTGAGCTTCAATCCATTTGTTCTACTGGTAAGATATCTATAAACACCGTGAGAAGTAAATAAATCAACTGTAAACACTTCATCTTCGTCAGTCTTGTCTATTGGTTTAGTTCTTAAATATCTAACTCCTGCGATACTATTACGTTCAATTGTATTGTCGTATATGACAAAAGTACTCATTGCATCACTCTTGTATAAACGCGTTTCATCATCTTGGTTTCTAATCATTAACTCATAAGCTTTGCCATAAATTGACAAATCTAATCCTAAAGATCTATTGTGTGACTCAACATCATTTAAATCATTGAACGCCTCAATAGCTTCTAATACATCTTTATCATCATCTTGACATTGAATCGGATTACCTAAGAAATAACCGTTAATAAAATCGCTAATATAAGATGCGTAATCATGCGCTACACGGTTATCTGCCATGTACTCTTCTTTGCGTCGTGTTAACTCAACCAGATTCTTAGTTTTACCTTCGTAATAATCACTTAACACTTTTAATCTAGGTCGTTGGTAATCCATGTGATGTTCAATGTATTTACTTACTTCATTAATGTTTTGTAATAAATCAGACTCTGTCCCGTCATATGTGTAAACAACATTAGCTTCATCGTTAAACAAGTAATTTCTGTTTTCTCGTAAATCAGTATCCGTTTCAAATTCGTTTGCCTTTAACATTTGTTCCCTCCTATAATCCTAGAGATTTAATTACTTTTGTTTTGCTTTCTATATTCTTTTTACGTTTTTTACGTACGATATGATATTTCTCAAGACTATAACGCAATGCATCGATAATATGGTTATTAGCATCTATAGGCTTGTTCAACCACTTACCATCATTATCTTGGTCAAATGTATAAGTGTTGAACTCTTCAATAGCGTGTTCACATGATGGGTGTATAATAACTTCAAAGCCTTGAATGAATTGAATGCCTGGTAAAATAGTATTAGCGCCTTTCAACGCTTTTCTTATACCTTTAATCCCTTTAGATTTCAATTCACTGATCACTCTATCTCCACCAGCCCCATAATCAGCTGCAATATCTACATCACCTAATCCTTTTTTAATAAGCATTTGTTTTATATCATCAGTTAACATCGCTTTTTTATAGTGTTCATCATAGATGAATAACTTTTTGTTTTTTAAATCTACAACCGTACTAACAACTGTTGTAGGGTCTTGACTAAATCCAAAATCCATTCCGTGAGTTATTTCTTGCGTTCTTTTAAACTCCTCAAACCAATCAAAGTCTTCCACTTTAAAATTATCGAATACAAGCCCCTCTGCAACACCCCAATCTCCATCACAAACGATTCTTGCACGTCTAGGATTCTTTATATACAAATCTTCATATCGTTCAATATCGACTTTATCTAGCCATTCATTAACTCTATAAGTTGTTGTATCTGAAAAAGTATTGTTTAATTTTGTTTCTTCATCAAAAAATGTAGGCTTCAACCAATGTCTTTCCGACCACGGGTTAAAAGTGACTGTGATTTGCTTGAAAAATTCCGGACTATCGTAGCTACCACGTATTGACTCAACAACAGTGCTAAACTTAGCGAATGTTTCTATTTGATAAGCCTCTTCAAACCAAGCCCAACACAAAATGCCTGTATCAACAGTAATCGATGTTATTTTCAATGGGTCGTCTAAACCTCTAAACAGTATTTTTTGTCCAGTAGGTTTATACGTTATTTCCGGCAAACTTTCGTTGAATTTAAATAAGTGAGCAACGCCTAATTGGTTAGTTGCCCACTTTAAATCTGTATACGTTGATTGTTTGTTAGTGTTGCTAAATCTTCTGACTACAAGTATATTTGCCCAATCATATTTCATTATTCGATAAATGAGATTAATAGCGGTAGTTTTACTTTTCTTGCTACCCCTTGAACCTTTAACAACACGGTAAAAGTTTTTGTTGTGCCAAAACTTATTGTAGCCACCACCGATTTTATTTTTTAGATCAAGTATTTCATACATGACTAATCATCTTCCGGAATATTATCAACAAACATCGGTATTTTGTGGTCGACTTCTTGTTTGTCTGTAAATAATTTGTGATGTCTACCTAACATCTCTAAGGCTTTGTTTTGGTCACTTATTTTAGGTGACTTAGTAACAAGTTGTATGTGTTCATCGTATACTAATTGCATTTTGCCAGTATCCGGATTCTCTTTATAGTCTCCAGTTTTTGTTACGACAGCTTCAACTTCCGTGTGTTCTCCTCTAGCTGTTCTAGTTAGCCTATACAACACTTCTTTACCTGACATAATATTCTCGTCAAAGAGTTTTGTTTCAACCTCCTTGATATAATTCTGAATTTCAACATTCTTCAACATACGCTGTCCTTGTGAGTACGCCGTCTTTTCGCTATATCCGGCATGCACAGCTGACTTAGTAGCATTGCCATAACATTCAGTACCAGGTATTGTATATACTTCTGCAAACAAACGTTGCTTTTTAGTTAATTTGTTCATTTCATTTACCACCAACTCTCGCGCTATACGCTTTTTAAAATTAAAAAAGGGATTGGCTATAATCAGCCAACCCACATAGATCCTTTATTCCTAATTGCGATAAGGGAAACGCAGTAAGATAGTCAATATCCTACACTATCATAATATCTCGTTATAGGTGTCAAAAACTGTCATTTTACTGTCAAATTTAGTATTCTCCTAATTCTTCGGCTAGTTTAGACACTATTTTCTTCTTGATTCTATGCGCTGTACTTTCAGAGATGTGTATGTCATAACAAACCGCAATCAAAGTCTTTTTATTAAAATAATACTCTTGAATGAATTCGCGTTCTTTCCTACTTGATGTGTTGATTATACGTTCAATCGCACTCTTAAACTCAAGAATTTTACCTCTTCGTATACTACAAAGATAATTAGTTACTGCCATTTCTGTTTTTGATGTATTAGATGGTACAAACTCCCCGCCTATATTTGTATCTGTTGGAATCCACGGTGTCATTATTTCACTTCTTAAATCTTCAAGTTGTTTATGATAATTAGGATAATCGCACAACTCGTCTTCTAATTTCCGAACTGTTGATAATTTTAATCCGTATTTCTTTTTAGTCATGAATACCCTCCGTACAAATATGTTTAATCTTCAAAATGTCTCAATCTACTTCTTAATATCTCTATCTACCGCTCTTTAACTTTCACATCGCCTTTTAACTGTTCAGCTTGCAACATCACACCAAACAATAAGATGACTAGTAATATAATTGCTATGACTAACCACATCATCTACTCCGTCACCTCCGCCCTCATCAAATCTGACTGATCGCTCAACTTTGCGAAGTCACTCGGCGCCTCTACATCATCATTAGCCGTCATCATAATATATACTTGCTCCGTTACATACTTACCTAACTCATACATTGCTAGTAAGAATAATAGTCTTAGTATTTGTTTAATCATCATTGTCATCTCCAGTATCAATTAAACTAGGCATCATTCTTAACATAGCCCTTAATTCATGTTCATTCATATTAGCCATCATAGGACTGTAAAATTCACTGTCTTTATCATTAATTTCTTTAATGAAATCATCTTCAATCTTAGCTTTTTCTTCA